ATTTAAGGTTGAAGTTTTCTTCCATTTTAAATTCCTCTTTCTTTTTTACGATTGGCAAATCATTTTTGCCTGTTGCGATGTCATCCAACATCTTTTTTCTTTTCTCGACTTCATCCAAATTTGCCCGATATTCTTTTTCGAGTTCTGCCTTACGGGATTCCAACTCGCTTTTTTCAGCAATCATTGCATCCATTTCTTCAATGGTTAATGCACTGCGCTTTTCGGGGTCCAATGCGATTTCTGCAAGTTCACCCATTCGGACATTGACTTGTTCGAGCGTCATGTTTGTAATTTCCATTTATTGCTCCTTTTCAAATGTCATAATCAATACAAATTCTTTCTTCTTTCGCTCCAACAACTCCTGTTGCATTTGCTGAATCACTCCGTCCAACACAAATGTGCGAGCGTTTATTTCGGAATCTGGGTTCGCAGGTATGGAAACCGCAGAAACATCGAAAACCTTTTTAACTTTCAAAACACTAAACAATCTTATCTGTTCATCCCATGAATGCTCTTTGATTGTGAAAGCCCAAGACATCTTAGTTATTAGTCCTGCTTTAATCTCTTCGTATAACTCACGTGAGGCTTGTGACTTGCTTAAATCTGCCCGAATAAAAAGACCGACATCATCGATCTTCAATTCCAAGGTTCCGTTTGATTGGCGAGCAAACACTTTTCCGGAATGATCATACTGCATAATCACATCTCGCATATCTGCCTCATCAAATGCGTTTCTGTCTACTCTCTCATAAGTCTTTTGACCGCCCATTTCGTAAAGTAAATAAGGTTCCCATTTCGTCGCATAGCCCTCGACGATATAGCCCTCTTCTTTTGGTTCTAAAACCACTAATGAGCGTAATTCACGTTGTTTATTTTCCATCTTCCACCCCTTGAACTTCGTTCAATTTCGACTGCTCTACAAAATCCAATCGAATGCGATACACATCGCCATCTTCGCCAATGCCTGTCATGTTCATAATTTCACGTGACTCGTTGATGTTTAACCAACCACGATCCAAACCACTGTTGATGACATCCAATTTTGTTTTATTAGAGGCATATTGAAGACGATTCGCAGTGAATCGAATTTCGTTTCCATAAGCGATTTCCAAATCTGTGTAAAGCATATTTGTGTGTGCCAAAGAACACTGCAAAGCAAATGTTTCAATTTCACTTTCATAGAATGCGTTGAATCCGTCTTCGCCAAACTTTGACTGCATGACATCATCGTTTGTGCCAAAGTATGAATGCACGTTATCTGCGATGATTCTCATTTGCTTTTCATCAATGACAAAATTCTTATATTCAATTTGCTTGAATTCGCCAATCTTTGAATCAAGGAAAATTAAGCCACTTTGGTTGTCTGAGCTTAAATTTGAAACAGAGAACTCATTGCGTTGTCGGTCAATGTCTTCTTGTCTTAGTGTTGAATTAACACGTGCGACAAACTGAATAGAGGCACTCTTCCGAATTGCCTCCTCCATACCTTGATATTGCATCGCCATAAGGCTCATCGTTGCGTTTAGAGCGGAGTTTCCATCGCCGAGTAAATCACTCTTGTAAGAGAACTTACTCAACACACCGACTCTGTCGTACTCGATAGCAGCCTTTTGACCATTCGCAAATGTATAACGCAAGTAGAGCGTTTTATCACCCACGATTTCAACATTCATCGGATTCAACGGATAGAATCCACTGATGCGTTCCTTACCTTTTTCATCCACATCGTACAGAGGTAAGATGAATGTGTAAGTGTTCACTTCCAAGTATGTGCAAAGCCGATAGAGGTATTGATACGTGTTCATCCAAGGATTCGGTCTGAACTGCAAGCGTCTTTCAAACGATTTGTACTTTGACCCCATAATTTCGGGTTTAAGTTTCGCTATGAGCTTTGCTTTTGAATGAATGGATGCCCTTGTGAGTTCCATTTCATAGATTGCCCCGTTATACGACGAAAATGCGGGCGTATAACCATTGAGCATTTTGAAAAACTCCATATTGTCGGCTTTTGGCATCGACTTAGGCGGAAAAAGTTTATCTAACAATCCCATTTTTGCTCCCTTTCTTAAATCATCCCCATATATTCGTCGATATGGTTCTCTAACATGACATAGGCATCCAACATCGAGGCAAAACCATCAATCCGTTTCTTAGTGCGATTGATTTTCATAGGCTTGATGTTGTTATTCTTATCTTTCTCGACCGATAGATTGTGCATACACCAAATCAATATTGGGTTGTTTCCATAATTAACCCGTTTAGATCGGATGTCTGCTGATAAACTTTGCATCGGACTTGATAGCGTCTTCATTCCTTGTATGACAGGCTCGCACGATTTCTCGCCAAACTCTGCCTTTAATTCATTTACCAAATATGACGCACTCCAACTGTCATAACCAATTTTGAAAACATAGATGTCTTCTTCGTATTGGATTTGACGGAACCAATCAGCAACATCTTTGTAATCAACCTTATTGGATCCCGATGCTCTCAAATAACCTTGGTCATACCAAATGTCATAAGGCACTTTGTCCTCTTTAGCTCTTTCAAGTATGGTGTCAGCAGGCAGCCAATACATTTGACGCACATAAAGCGTGTCATCACCCTTGACTTTGAACATCGCAGTCGCACACGTTAAGTCTGTTGTGCTTGATAAGTCGATTCCAAATACGCCATAGCGTGGTTTGATTTCATATGTATGTGCCGACTTCCATTCGTCTTGAATCTTCTCAAATCGTTCAACTGCAAACATCTTCGTGCTTGGATTGAATACTAAGGTTGACGGGTTGATGACTTCTTCATAAGTGAAGTGAGCCTCGCCGACGTTCTGTCTTCTGTTAAAGTCTTTGCATAACAAGTTACTGACTAAAGCAGAATTGCGTTTTGCTTTATCAACCTTTTCTCGTAGATTCTCAATCTTTTTAATTGTTCCAAGTCCGGGATTTGCTTTAACCCAATTTTCCTCTTCACGCCATTCATTCTCGTTGTCGATTTCGTAGATGAAGAAGATTGAATGCTCATCGTAGTAGTCTTTTGTATCGTAGGAGTTTATCGTCATCTCTGCCTCTTCATAGAGGCGATCATAGACGTTCTCTCGAACAGTTCCGGCAGTCGTTGTGATGAAGATGAGCCATTGCTCACGTGAGCTTGTGCCATCTACAATGACGTCATACATGTTCATGTCTGTCCAAGCGTGAACTTCATCCATCATTGCGCCATGTACGTTTAACCCATCAAGGGTTTCACTGTCACGACCGATGTATTTATAAAATGAATCCATTGCGTCATAGGTCATTTCTGCAACGACAACACGAATGCGTTTGCTTAGGGCAAGTGACTTCTTAACCATTCGCTTTGCCTCAAGCCAAATGATTTTACTTTGGTCTTTTTTCGTGCTCACAGAAAATATTTCTGCTCCGGGTTCATCATCTTTGGTCATCAAATACAATGCGATTGCAGCACTCAAAGTCGATTTTCCATTCTTACGTCCGACCACAAGCATTGCTCTGTTGTATTTTCTAAGTTCTGTTATCTTATGGATGACGCCAAATGTTACTGAGATGATTGCTTTTTGCCATAGCTCCAAAATAAAAGGCTTACCGCCCATTTTACCTTTAGAATGTTTACAATATCTTTCCACGAAAGTAATGACACGCATTGCTTTCTCGTGGTTGTAGTAATACTCCGACATCTCATTGTTGATGATGTCTTCCACAACGTGTTTGAATGTTCGAACCAACTTCTTTGACGCTTTTATCTCACCCGATAGGATTTTTTGATAATATTCATCTATGTAACTCACAGATCATCAAACCCGTCATCTTTCTCGATTGCATTGTCTTTCGGTAATAGGTCGGTGAGCTGTTTCATGATTGATGTATAGTTCTTTATCATCGTATTGTAAACATCAACCGCAGCACTCTTCTTCACACCGAATTGATTGGCTCCATTCTGATATTGTTCAATAACACCATTGATATTGATTTCATCTTGCAAGTCATCGAGTGTCACCGACATAAATGCGGCTTTTTCAATCATTGATCGTACAGTTAATTGTGTATCTTTTGACATAGTTGAAAATGTTGAAACAAGTTCATCTACTTTCGCCTTGATTCGTGTTTCTTTTGACTTCTTT